AAAATTTTCCATCAAATACTTTACAATCAATTTTAGCAACTCTTCATACATTGTTTTTCCTGAACAGTTTATTCTTATCTTTTCCAGATTAACCTTGTCATTATTTTTATTCTCCTTCCAGTACTTTATAAAATCTACTACATTCATCTTACCTTTTCCTAATGACTCTATTTTGATCACCTTAGTTGACCCCGACTTTTCATTGATTTTGTTGTGGCTGTTGTTATAATTCTTTTTATTCAAAGTACTCTTTGCTCTTGATCTAATATCGTCATCTATTGTTATGCTTATGTTCTCTAAGCATCCTTGCAATTCTTCTTCATATTTGGGGTCTTCTGATTTGAAAACTATTAAATTGATAAATTCTTCTGTATTCATCGTAACAAAAGTTGCACAATTAGTTCTATAACTTATATATCTCCTTACTATGCCAAAATAAGTTAGAGAGCCGAATGATCTTTCGGTATCTTTTTTTGTAAAAAAATTCATAAGATAAGGGAAAGGGTATGGGTTTCCATTCCTATTAACGGTTATATAGGGTTTCTCTTCATTTATATAATTATTTAATTTCCTGAAATTATTTTCGCCTAATGTATCATTTATTCTTATGATAACATTTTCTATTTTGCTGTTGAATTTAGAGTTGTAATTCACTAGTGTCTTATTTTCAAATTTATCATATGATGTAGTTCCATCAAACAATTCACAGGTCTCATTAGTCATGAAGATTTTGCACATTAATTCTCGATCTGTAAATTTGTTCTCTTCCAGATAATCCCAGAATCTAAAAGTATTGCTACTCGTCTCCATGAATAATCTCGGATCTGCGTCTACACCACCTCCTAATTCTAACATCTCATCAGGCTCAAAATTGAGTCCATAATTATCTGAACATCTCTTACTTAATCTTTGTTGAAGGTAATAACTTGATAATTCTGATAAGCCGCTCCTGTAAAAACTATTTATTCTACCAATAACAGCTTTACTATCTAGTTCATAATTACTTGTTGGCAAATTGTCTTTTAATGATAAGACATCCTTTGCTATTTTAGTATCGACATTTACATCCCCTATGACAAAAATACTTAAGAATTCACCCCATATATGAATATTACTTTTCTTTATTGATGTTTGTAATCCAAATGCTTTGTCTAATACTTCAACAACTTTTAATAAGTCTCTAATAAAGAAATCAGCATCATCTTCAGGTAAACTAATTATTAAAACTGAATCATCAGAATGCCCAAGCCCAGTTATAGTCATAAATTCCTTGAAACTTATTTTGTATTCACCTATATATTTATCCTTTTCAAATTTTTTATTTTCATAATAATTTTCAATTACTTTTAAGTATACACAATGTAAGAAAGAAGATGTTTTATTAGCATAACCCATCATGAAATCTGAAAAATCCTTGTTCCCTTCGTCTTCTATTAAGTCAGACAAATACTTCCATTCCAAATCTTTGTATTCCCTAAAGTATCCTAAGATATGTTCTAAAC